CTTGTGCAAGTTCCATTGTGTATTCTGCTTTCAAAGCACGAGTAAGTGCAGTAACAGTAACTTTCTCAATTGCGAAAGCCATTTCTTTCATTGCATCAGATGAACCAAGTGATTCAGCTTGTGTTGTTGTCAAACCACCACCAACTGCCGCATTTTGTACGAAAGTGTTAGTTGTGTTTGCAGTACCAGCAACACCAAGCGTTACTTGTGTGTCATTTGGATAATCACCAGAGTGAGTAGTGTTAGCTTCGTTGAAGAATGCTTCATCGTTTGTGTTAGCTTGACCAGCATAGCGTGAACGCATTGCGAAAATCAAACCTGTTGGGCCTGTCATTGGTTGAACACCGCAGATATCATAGGCGATAAGGTTTGGTAATGAACGGCGAACTAGGCTGATAAGAATTGGGTCGAAACCTGCAACTGGACCACCTGCGTTTGCACCACCACTGAAACCACCAGCGCCAGCGGCGTTAGCGTGAGTAGCTTCACGAAGAATGTTATTTTCTTCGTAGAATGCTTTTTCTTGATTTTCAAGAATAACTGCCGTAACAGCTTTACGATACGGATCTTTAATTGGTGCTAGTTCTGGATGGTCAAGAACTGGCGACCATTTTTTGGAAATTTCTTCTGAGAGAAACATATTTTTGCTCCTTGGGTTTATTTAGGTAAAGTTTTTGAAATTGCACTTGCGTAAGCGGCCATACGAGCGTCTTTGATAGCAGGTTTTTCTGAACCATCTTCGACTTGCTCATGCATTTGCGATGCATTGGCTTTCTTCATTCCTGAAGGGAAGTAATTTTCACGAATCGTTTCAAGTTTTTCTTGGTATTCTTCCTCTGTGGAGAATTCTACGCTCTCTGCAAGCGATTTGATTTTTTCAACTTGAGTAGATGTCAATCCTTCACACACTGTGCGAACAACATCAATCTTTTTAGCTTCGGTCAATTGCTTCTTGTATTCGATACCACGCTGAATTTCTTCGTTCAACTTGTCTTCAAGGCTTTCAACTTTCGTTGCCAACTCATCAACAAGGTCAACTTTTTCAGCAGGCACATCGATATAATGCTCTGCAAATAGGTTACGCAATCCACCAATAAAGTCTTCTACCATTTCGGTACGAAGTCCTTTTTCGATGGCTACTTCATTTTGTTTCATCCACTCTTCTACAATGTAGTCGAGATAGTCGTTAACTTTTTCTGTCAAATCTGTACGAATAGATTCAACCGCTTCTTCAAGCATAGAAGAATATTCGGCTTCGATTTCTTCTTTAATTGTATTGATTCTGTCAGTAACACGAGCCTCAAAAATTGTAGAAACTTTTGATTTGAATTCTTCAGAGATGTTTTCATCTCCAAAAATTGCATCAATGTCAGCAGACAAGTCTTCAGCAACCATTTCGCCATCAACTTCAGCTTCTTCCATTTTAGAAGATGCGGCAGATGGTTTTGTAGTCGGCGCTACTGCTTTAGTACCAGTAGCATTTTTTACATTGCTGTCGGCGTGCTTTTCAGGTGTATCACCACCGAAGTCTTGAATTTCGCCTTCTGGTTTTTTAGGACTGTCAGATGGTGCAGATTTCTTGCTGTTAGCTAGAATTTCGGCAGCCGCTTCTAAGAGTTGATTAGCCATTTAAAATCTCCTTATGATTCTTTATTTATAAAATTAAAGTTTTCGTAAAAAATTCTCGAATAGTTGTGCGGCAACCGTTTCGATATCCTTGCGGGATGCTTTCTGAATTGCGGTTTTTGCTCTGTCAATATCGACTTCTTCAAATCGACCTTCAACAAAAACCCATTCTTTTCCTTCACGAATTCCATGTACAAAAGCGTCTGGCGCTGATGGGTCTGCTACGATATCGGCCGCTGTTGCAAGACGAAAATCATCTTGTACGACATTGATACCATCATTTCTTTTACGCAATGATCCAAGACCACGAGAAGACACGCCTATACCAGCACCTTCATCAATCAGATTTTTGACGATGTTTCCGTAAGGCGTATCCATAATTTTTGCTTTTCCGATAAAATTATTACCTTCAGCTTTCAGACTCTTAATCATGTGTGAAACACGCTCAAGATTGATTGTTGGTGTATCAGGATGTCCTAACTCACCATACGCACGATTTTGTTCTACATATTCTTTCACATATCTATTCACTTCATTACCGAGAATATCCATAGAGTACTCTCGCATATTTTTGTTTGGGCGATTTGCTTGCATGAAAACGCCTTCAATATAGTACCCTTTTTTGCCAGTCTTTTCATCGGCTTCAGTCAAGTACTTTACATTCTCAACATATTCTTTAATTAGTTTCATAGTAGACCTGTATCAACTGTGTAAGTAGTGCTTTTTGTGAATTGCATAATAAGTGTTCCATCTGTACCTGAGTTTGTCACATAGATGTTTGATGTTGAACCATTAGCAAGTGCCACATCATATACAGATAATGGTAAATCGTTTGAGCCAAACAGTGAAAGCAATACTGGACCACTTGCATCATTACCACGATAGATTACCCACTTACCATCAGTGGCTGTAATCACATGTGTTAGTGATGCTGAGTTAACGGTCTCAAGCGAACTGTTAGCTGAAAGAGCCGACAAGTTAATTCGTGTGGCAGTATTACCAGTAACACGAATAATTGAACGACTTCTTAATGAGTTTAAAATTTCATAAGCCATTTTATTTTAGTCCTATTGCCTTACGGCGGTTCATTGACATTTTTCTTTTAAGTAATGTTCTACGCAACTTAGAGCGGCCTTTTGACCTCCAAAACTTTTTCAAGTTACGAGACTTCTTCATTCTTGATACGGCAGAGACACGAACAACTTTGTTACCAGAAATTCTGAAACCTTTAATTGCTGACTTTCTCTTATTCTTTTGAATAACCATCTTACCTTTTTTATCTCTACGAATACGGCGGCGAATCTTAATGATTCTTCCTACCTTCTGTCTGTTAGGATTAAAAGCCTCTGATAGTTCTTCAAAATAATCTGATGCAATTGTTCTTTTGAGAGCAATCAATTTGCGCTCAAGCATTTCATCTAGTGACGCAAAGATTCTATCTTTTGCATCTTCAAATCGTTGTCTGATGATATCGTCAATCATTTCATTTGTTTGAATGCAAAAGATGAAGCCTTCATCATACCAGCTTTACTTTTGTTGACTAAATCTTCAATCTTTTTCTTATTGTCATCGTTCAATGCTTTATGAACAGCCATAATTGCTGATGCAGTAAATCCATCAACTGTTGCACTTGAGCCATCATCAAATTTTACTTTTTGATGTTGCTTATCATCAACAATCTTTTTCAATGCATCAAATGCACTTTCGTAAATGACTTCTTCAGTGGCAATTGCTTGCATACCTGCCATCTGTGCAGTGCTATCAAATTTATTAGTCTCATCTGGTGTTGAATAAGGCACACTGAAGTAACGACCAATCTTGTCATTGAAGTAAAGTGCAACTCTTGTTCTATTTGGGAAAACACGAATAGCTTTTCTTTTCAATACCAAGACTGGAGGTGGGTCAACTGGTCTTGCATATGCCTCATCAATAGATTCGGTACTGATTGAGTTTTCAATTTCTTCTTCTTCTTTAACCGCTTTACGAGCCAAAGAGAAAACTTGTTTGTTATTCGAAAGAACATCAACCATACGGTTAAAGATATTCACAACAATAGCACGGTCAGCACTACTGAATTGTGGATTTGGTTCTTGCATCTTATCAAGAATTTTATGAATTCTTTGTAACTGTGCCTTATTGGCAAGTCCTGCACGAACCAGTGTGTCGAATTTGGAGTAGTCAGACTTCTCCTCTTCAACAACAATATCTTCACGAATGTTCTTTAAGAATTTCATTCTGTTTCTGTTTCTGTGTCAAACATGGTTGATGCAATATCTTGCTTACGAGCATCTAGTGCCGCAATTATTCTTTGCGATAACATATCTTCAATTACTTCTCTTGCTTCTACTTTATCGTCTTGACCGATTAAGTCTAAAAATTGTCTTGTTTGTTCATTAGCCACGATGTTCTCCAATAATTATTTCTTTGATTTATTTATACCACCTGATAACTTATCTACAGTAGAATCAAGCATAGGAGTCATAGATTCTCCATTTGATTCAGTAGAGTTATCAGCAGTATTATCTACACCAGTCAAATCACCCAACTCAGTTCCTTCACCTGGAACTGGCGCTGGTTGTTCTTGTCCTGGTGGTACAGGTTGACCATTAGGTCCTGATGGTTGTGCTAAGTCAGGAAATAGCTTTTGCTCTTCCTCAATTTGTTTTTGCATCTCTTCAATCTCATCATCAGATTGTTGAAGAACATTTTTCTTAACCCACTCTAATGAGAAGTACTTACCAATGTATGGGTCAACTGTAGCAACTAAATTTAATCTTTCACGCAACAACTCTGCTTCACGCATCTCAGCAAAGTTATTGTCTTTCTTAAAATCATACCAAATAGATTCTTTGATTTCATCCCACTCTTCAGTGGTGCAGATACCTTTAAGAGATAATTGTACCTTTAAAGCACCATCAAATAACTGACAGAATTTATTACGAAGACGATTTACAAATTTGGCAAACTTAACTTCATCTCTTGTGACTTCAGTAACACGACCAAGACCAACCATACCTCCAGGTTGTGTATCAAGTCTACCAACTGGCACATTCAATGACTGATATAATTTTCTTTGAAAGTACTGAACATCTTGCAACTCACCAAGGTTCTGTCCTGCTGGTAATGTTGTAATCTCTGTACCTTTACCACCTTCACGGCGAGGCAACCAGAAGTCTTCAAGCATTGAAAGATGTTTGCGCTCATCTTTAATCTCACCAGTGTTTGCATCATAAACAAGTTTGTTACGATACTTGACCATGATATCACGAAGATATTGTTCTGCTTTTAATTTTGGTAAGTTACCAACATCGATATAGAACACTCGGCGCTCAGGTGCTCTTGACAATCTGTAAATGACAATAGCATCTTCAGTCATTCTCAATTGATTCAGTGGTTTGATTGCTTTATGCAAGTAACCAAGGACCATTGTGTTCTTGGCATCCATTAAACCTGAGTTTACATTAATGATTGAGTCTGGTGCAATACGAATACCAGATGCGCCTGCTGTAGCATTTGCTGTATATCCTTGAGTGGTCATGCCTCTATCATTATAGACATAGTACTCAGTGACAGATGTAATTAATTCAGCACCCGTTCTTGGGTCTTTACCTTTTTGAATCTCACGAACTTTTCTAATTTTTCGTGGGTCAATAAATCTTAATTCTTGTATGCCTTGTTTAGGCTGTTTTTCGTTGACAATAATATGATAGTTAAGTCTACCATCAATATACCAACGGCGATAAATCTCATCACCAAGATTTGAGAAGTTCAACATGCGTTTAACATTTTGAAACTCTTCTCTAATTTTCTTTTTGATAGATTCAGGCTGTTTCAATTTGTCCATATTGATATCAACGATTTCACCATCGTCAGTGTCAATAGTAATTGATTCAGTAATAATTTCATCGATGGCCGCTTCACATTCTGCATGAAGAGACATCTCACGATATCGTGTAATTAATTCAAGTTCATTGCGAACTGAACCTTCGAGGTCCACATAGGTGCCATAATACGCACCAGACTGAACGGTTATAGCGCCGTCTTCAACAGCGGCTTGCGGCATAACGAAAGAAGACTGCTCAGGTTTTTCGACCTGAGTTACTTCTTTCTTGCCTAGATTGAAACCAAAAAGTTTGATAGCCATATCACTCCATTATATAATAAAAAGTAAGGGAGGGGAAATCCCTCCCTATACTTAGTTGATGCCGATTTCGGCGGCTTCCCAATATTGATACGCCATAGATACTGTAAACTCTTCAATTGTATCGTTTGATCCCCAATCGACATCGATTTGACTGACATCAGTTGGAAACATTCCGACAAACTTGTATGATTTAATTTCATTTCCTGTTTTACCATACTGTCTTACAACAGCATCTACACCATAAGATGTAGAAGAGGAAGCGATATTATTTCTCAAGTTAGTAGAGTGTGAATTCAACGCCGCCATCCAACGCTCGAAAGCATTACGGATAACGAAGTCTTCATCATTGATAATTGTGATTGTCCAATCAGCAAATGTTCTGTTACCCGCTACTTTAATCTCACGACCAAAATATTGGATAGGCACAGCATTAACTGTAGAACCTGGCAAGCCAGCAGTCTTACAAAAGAATGTAAGTTTTTGTGAAGCATTTCCGGGATTAGAGAAAAGAGGGAACTGCATCTCAACTTGGAATAAGTTAGGACGAGCGCCATCTCCTTGCATCTGAGAGCGGAATTCATAGACATTAAAAGCCATTTAATTTTCTCCTGTTCTCTTTATTTATTAGAATTTACCAACAACTTCATCGAATGCAACACCAGTTCTAACTGCAACGAAGTTCAGTTGAATGAAATTGATTGAACGAGCAGGTTTGATATAAATGTCACCAATAAATTCATTACGGTCAATTACTTCACCAGTGTTATTTGTCTCATCGCAAACAACACGATAATCGTAAATACCACGGCGACCTCTTACATCACGCAAGAATGGTTCGACTAGTGCTACGAATTGGGCACGAGTAAATTCGTCATTAAATTCAAACAATGAAAACTTGGCTGCTTTTGCAATTGCTTTTTCAAGAACAATAAACAAACGGCGAACATTGATTCTGTCGAATGCAGATGGTTTAGCTAACATTGTCTTGTCACCGAAAAGGATTGTACCTTCACCAGGGAATGTAACGACAGGGTTAATACCAATCTTGTACAACTCATCACGCTCTGCTTTG